TTTACATCGGTTCCTTCTAGTGCCATCTGCCTAATACGAATATAGTAGATAGTCTTGATACCCTTTTTCCATGCCATAATCTGAGCACGGTTTACGTCACGGGTAGTGGCGGTGTCCTTAAAAAATAAGGTTAGAGACAGCCCCTGGTCTACGTGCTGTGTTGCAGCAGCATAGGTATCAATGATCTTGTCTGGGCCAATCTCATAAGCATCCTCGAAGTATTCCAGATTGTCGTTTGATAGGTATGGGGCAGGGTAGTAAACACGACCAAGCTTTCCTTCCTTACGAATCTCAATCTTAGAAGCAATAGGATGAATAGAGCTAGTACTATTATTAATATAACTAATAGATCCAGTTGGTGGCACTGCCTGAAGGTTTTGGTTATAAAGACCATGCTTCATTACAGACCTCTTAAGCTTCTCCCAATCACCCTGTGTTGGAATCTCAATGCTTGAATCTTTAAATAACTTAGCAACCTTCTTAGTAGCTGGCTTCCATTCTGATAAGGTGTACTTATCAAAGAACTCTCCAGAAGCATACTTTGAATTCTCAAAGTTGTCAAATGGATCTCCGGTCTTCTTTGCCATCTCATTAGATGCTTTAATGGCATGATACACAACAGTATAGAAATACATGTTGGTAAAGTCAATACCCTCTTCAGAGCCGTAGTGAATCTTCTCTTTACCAAGGTAGCCGTGAAGGTTCATCTGTCCTAGACCAATAGCTCTAGACTTCTTGTTACCCTCGGCAATGGACATGACAGATTCAATGTAGCTGATGTCTGCAACAGATGTCAGTGCCTTGATAGCTACCTCTACGGTCTTACCAAAGTTTGGAGACTCCATAGCCTTAGCAATATTAAGAGAGCCAAGATTGCAACTAATGTCCTTACCGATCTGGTCATAGCTAAGGTCTGCATTGTATGTTGTAGGAGTGTTTACCTGCAAGATCTCAGAGCAGAGGTTCGACATATTGATTCTTCCCTCAATAGGGTTGACTCTATTGACAGTATCTTCAAACACGATGTATGGATACCCCGACTCAAATTGCAACTCAGCAATGGTTTCGAACAAAACCCTAGCCTTCATCTTCTTTTTACGGATGTCTGGATTGTCAACCATTTCCTGGTACTTTTCTGTTACAGAGATATCTGACATGGGAACGCCATAGACTCGCTCTACATCATGTGGAGAAAACATGTACATGTCTTCATTAGTTTTGGCTAGCTCCAGGGTAATGTCTGGAACAACAACACCAAGGCTAAGGGTTTTAATTCTAACCTTCTCATCGGCGTTCTCCCTCTTGGTATCAAGAAATTTCATGATATCTGGGTGGTGTGCATTAAGATACACTGCACCCGCACCTTGACGGGCACCAAGCTGATTAGCATAGCTAAAAGAATCTTCCAATAGCTTCATCACTGGGATAACACCAGAAGACTGGTTCTCAATCTTTTTAATGGGTGCTCCGTGCTCTCTAAGGTTTGTTAGGTTGAGAGCTACGCCCCCACCACGCTTAGATAGCTGCAAGGATGAATTAATGCCACGAGCAATAGACTCCATGTTGTCTTCGATACGAAGCAGGAAGCAGGATACGAACTCTCCCCTCTGCTTCTTGCCAGAGTTTAGAAATGTCGGGGTAGCTGGCTGGAATCGTCCAGAGATAATCTCTTCTACCAGATCCTGTGCAAGCTTCTTGTCACCCTTAGCAAGCATCAAGGCATTCATGCATACACGATCTTCAAACCTTTCAAGATATCTTTCTCCATCAAAAGTCTTTAGGGCATAGCCAGTATAAAACTTGTATGCACCAAGGAATGCTGCAAACCTAAACTTATGAGCATAAGCTTGTTTAAACAAAGACTTAATAAAATCAAAGTCGTATTGGTTCAAGACTTCTTCGTCGTAGTATTCATTCTCTACGAGATAGTCGATCTTCTCTTCAAGGCTATGGAAGAAAACGGTATTGAGATTAACATGATCTAAGAAGTAGTGCTTAGCTGCTAGCTTATCCTTATCAAACTGAATCTTTCTATCCTCATCATAGAGGTTGAGCATTGCGTTGTATTCGTGATAACTATAGTTCTTGTCCATAAAGCAGCGTTAGCCTTTCTTTTACTTTTTTTAGATCTTCCTGTGTGCCGAATATTTCTACCTTTGCAATGACTGGCACCCCTGTCTTTGCACTAATTAAGTCTGCGGCTTTGCAAAAATGCTCACCAAAGTTTCTGTTTCCAAAACCGACCACCCCCTGAAGAAGGTTACGATTTTCTTTTATGTTTAAAAAAGATCGTACTTGTCTGGGTATTGCTGTTCTTCCCTCGCCACCGCCATAAGTAGGTACAAAAAGAACATAAGGCTTATCGAGGGTAAGGCTACTACCACTATTCCAATCAATAGGAATATTAATATTGGGTCCATCTAGTCTCTCCACAAATCTCTTAGTGTTTCCAGAATAGTTTGAAAAATAAACAACATCAATTGGTAACATCCATTATACCCTCTCTTTACGCCAAGAACATCAAAGTTTGCTGAAAGAATGCCCTGCATCTAGATAGCCCCAAACTGTTCCAAGTAGTTTTTTATATCTTCAGTCATCTCTTTAGGTTTATAGTTTATCACATTGTCTGGCAGATCTCCAACTCGAACCTTCGGCCTGTCCCTGAAAGTGTGAATTTCCACTTCCCCAAAACTTTCTCTTGGGGTGTGGGAGATTGCTCCAAACACTGCGCCGCACACTGCGTCTGCAAGGTCTTTAGAGCTTTTGCGGGGGTGATCCACCCTATTATTTCTCATTATTTTAAGTTGTGTTAATTCCTCAAACAAAAGATCAATTGCTGGCATGGCTAACCGATCTTCATAAATAAGCATTGCCATATCTTCATAGTGCTTTTTAGCTACAGACACAGTCTCGGTCCTAATCCCAACAGACTTTAGCTCATTCTGTATATCAAAGGATTGCCATCGGTCAAAACTAACCATCCCAAGGTCAAAGCCCTGTCTCCTTAGGTTTTGAATCCATTGCTTAACTTCTGAAAGGTTTACTGGCCCCTCTACCCGGGGTTCCCACCAGGCAACTGCATCTACTACAACCACTGGCACCACTTGTTCGTAATCCTTCATTACCTGGATACTTACCCACTTATCTACGTGAGCAATAGCAACCGCACACTTGTCGTGTTTTTGTGCCAAGTCGGCGTGGACATAGTACTTGGTGTCTTCTTTGGCCTTGAAGTTTTCATCAAACCTTCGGAAGGAGTCGAGGGGGTTTCGGATAGTCATTGCGGACTGAACCTTTTCTTGCTGCTTAAAAAATGCGTCAGAGGCAAAGGTAGGGACACAGGCAAATCGCATCATCGCGTCTCCAATGTCTGTATAGAATGCTAGTTTAAAGTCATCAATACTTCTTGTTGGGTTGACTTCCCAGGTAGGTCTTTTTAATGAAAAAACTCCTGGGTATTTGTATGAAACTATTTGATCCTCATCCCAGGTTATCTCTAGGGTGTTGCTACTAGAGCTTTCTGGCAAATCTGGGTTCATAACGTACTTGTGGGTGCGCTGTATTACCTCTTTTTCCATAATAGAATCATCGTACTTAGTTGAAATGAAGTCTCCTGGGTAGCGGGGAAAGGACAACAGGACAACCTTTCCAAGATCTGGGAAACGAGAGTCAACACTGCCTCGGAAGGCCTTGTAAATATTGTCTGCGGTTTTTCCCTGGTCATTCCCAGTGTTAACCTCATTAGCAAAGCCAGAAATCTCATCAAGAATTGCCACCATCAAGTTCAGGCCCTCGTGAGACTCCCTCTCTGAATGCCCAGAATAAACAGTAATAGAGTGGTCAAATTCAATAGAGTCCATTTTAGAATAATATTTACCAGCAAACCAGGGAGACTTTTCAATCTTAGTCTTGAACCCTTTAAAGAAAACGTTCTTTGCTTGCTGAGCGTTAATGGCAATGTTGATAACATCAATAGCGTCCCCAGAGGGCTTTCCATAATACCTAGCAGGATCTTTAAGACATAATAGCTTGTAAACTATGTAGGAAACCGCAACGGTAGACGTAAAGTCTTTTCCGCTGCCTTTTCCTAGCTGCAAAATGATTTCATTCTTAGTAAACTTTTTGTAATACCGATTACCCTCTTCAAACCCCATAAGCTTTTGAAGATCTTCTTGCTTGTATATTTGGCTCATGGCCTCTACGATGTCGTATTGAATTTCTGACAATGGTGGCTGGCCAAGATATTCTTCGCCTTCAACAAAGGTTTTTGCATCTACAGGCTTTTCTGCAAAGTGGCTGTCCTCTAGAGCTTCAAGGAAATCATCAAACATCGTGAACAATCGTTACGGTCTCGTTGAGTTTTCTAGAAGCCTCTGATAGCCTTTTCATAATCTTGTCTCTAATCTCTGGGTGTTCTGCAGCTACGTCTTTAAGAATGCCCATAAGGATTTCCTGACGCCTTTCGATCTCAAGCATCTCTTCTGCCAGCTCCTTGTTTTCTAACAGGCCAGCTTTTTGCAACATCTCAATGCGCTTGGACTCAATATCCATTACGAGCTTAATGGCACCAGATTTTGACCGAAGGTCTCCGTTGGTGTCTGCGTCATCCATAACCTCGTAAGACTTAGAGATAAGCCTTCCGTAATGCTCGTCTGCCGCCGCCAATGCCTCTTTTGCTCTTGCCCTGATGGCAGAGTTGTCTGAAGCCATTGATTGCCACTCTTTGATCATGGCTGTGACCTTAGTTCTAGGCAGAGCCAATTGCTTAGAAATTTTTGTTGGGTCGCTACCCTTCAGGTATTCGCCAACAACCTTGTTTACCGTATCAAGATGCTGTATTAGCTGTTGCTCGTCTTGCACGCTTCCTCCTCTTGGGAATTCTTTTAATTCTTTCTAGCTTGAATGCCCGCAGACATCCCGAACGCATTTTGTCAACCTCGTAGCAGTCTACCCACTGTGCTCCGGTCTTTGTGTTTGTAACTAAAGAATCAAACTTAAACCTCATACCCCACTCATCCTTTACCTTAATGATGTCGCCCTTCTCAACAAGGAATCCATCTACAGTAATTTCTGGGAAGTGAAAAAGATTAGTAGGCTTTGCTTCTGACTTATTACGGCTACGCAATATTACTCCTTAGCATGTGGTTTGGTTTCGTTAAGTGAATTGCTTGATACTCTATTATACATGCTCTCGGTGTGGAAGTCAACAAGATTCTCTACCCCTGTATACGACAGGGCACTTCGCAATCCA